ACCAAGATTCATCATCATCATTCAACCCAAACCAATCTTCTTCAATATCATACCCATGTATCATCATGCACCTGTAAATCCTCCGAACAAATTTGACAATTCTTTAGTCATAAAGTTCACCATTTATTTAAAATCATACACACGATGTCTATCTTCCTGTGACATTGTGTGCTTTTTTGATAATTCCCTGTATCGCTTCTGAGCCTGTTTTCTATTTCTCTTAAGAAGAACCATGTCCTCTTGTGAAAAACGATATTCTCTCAGCTTCTCAACAGGGATGCTCATAATTAAATGTCTTGGGTACTAATCCAAGATTTCTCATCTACTGGTGAGTCCCATACACCTACATTTGCAGTACCGCCGCCAACAGATGGGTTTGTTACTTCATTATCAATACATTCACTTGTTTTCATAGGTATTTCTCCTGTTCTATTTTACTTGATATCTTTATTTAGTGTTGCATCCCGTTCAACAAAGTACCTCCCCATGCAATCATCAGGTTCAATCATAACAATATTTCCTGAATATTAAGAACTAATACGTTCATATGATTTTTATTGCTTGTGTAACGATCCACCACATGCTGTTGATCTTCAGTCAACGTCCAATACAACTGGTGAGAGCTTCCAATCACAACATCAGTAGGATTAATAACCAAAATATCATCACGCCCCATCTCACCTTTTCTGATTGTTATTTCAATCTCTCGATTTTTAGGTTTTATTATAGGGCGATTTGCTGACATCATCTGCACTTCTAATTCAGAAATAGACTCCCTTTGTATTAGAATATTCATACCAAACATCGGTACTATTGTTCTTTCAAGAACACCGATGTCTATGGTGTCTATGTTTAAACTCATGAATTCGTGCATTGCTGGTAATTCATACATGAATCTCAACACTTCATTGATATACTGTACTTGTGCTTTTGAGTTCTCAGTCAAAGTATTCATCCCCGAAAACACCTTTAGCAATTTCATGACATTCTTTGACTGCATTAGTTAATCGTTGCATATCTTCCATGGAGCAGAAATGAATCATCATATCACCACCGAAGTTCCAGTTAGAACACCCATCCCATTTTATGAAACCGTGAGAGTTGTCTTCTTCAAAATCATCATACTTACCGTTTCTTATTTGTGATTCTGTGGCATAACCCATAGAATCACCATATGTAACTTCGTCACCAGACTCACCACATTCATACATTATGGTAAAGTCAATATGATGGCTGTGCTTGTCATATGCGATAAGAGTCTTTGTGCCAAGGTTATCGAAAATTTTAATATCCATAATGGTTCCTTTGTTTTAAACTTTGAACCATTCTACCTGAATATGCTTCTCTCTGTCAATACCTTAAATTCCCACTGTCTATCTTTGGCATATTTTTCAGCAGCTTTCCACTTAGCTTGGTTTGTGTTATAAGTTGCCAGCTCCTTGGCGTATACATCTTTTCTCTTTTTCTTACCTTGTGAGGGTGGAGAGCATTGTTGGTATGGTTTTATTTCGATCAACTGTTCTCGTATTTCACCGTTTCTGTCTTTGTATTTCACATAAACATCAACAATGTATCTGGCTTTGCGTTGTTTAACTGGGTTATAATACTCCACAACCACTTGCTCAGCCCCCCATTTGATAACAGAAGGGGAACGGTCTAAGTAGCTGAAAACCTCAAGCTCATAGCTCGATAGAAATCTAGGGTGTTTCGTCCCGACATACTTATCCCAGTTCTTGATCTTGTATGTTCCTTGATGGAATGATTTCATGCCCACTTTTATTGTTCTCCATTGTTTTCATTTATTTACAAACAAAAACAAAAAAGGGAGACCGAAGTCTCCCTTTTGATAACAATAACAGTAATATGTTATTTGTTGTTACGTTTCCTCAACCGTTCGCGAAGTGCTGAACCGCCAGAAGATTTTTTAGAAGATGACTTTTTCTCTTCGTCTTCTTTTTTCTCGTCCATCTGTTCATCTGGTGAGCGACCATCTTCCTCTTCTTCGGTGTCAACTTCTTGCTCTTCTTTCTGAGTATCTTCCTCTTCCTCTTCATCACTTGAATCTTTCTTATTCATGCGATCTTTCAGAGATTTGGTTGTGCGTTTCTTACCACTTCCGCTACCTTTCTCTTTTGATTTGGAGTCTTTTTCCTCAGCCTTAACAAGCCATTCTTCAAGCTCTTCTTCATCGACAATCGGTTTGATAACATCATCAAGCTTACTATAGTCGAACTGTTCAACCACTTCATCTTCAAGAAGTTCATCAAGTTCTTCTTCATCGAGTGTTTCACGGTCGAAGAATGAATGCTCGTATGAAGCATTACCACCTTTGTTCTCGGTTTTCTTGATAACCAAAGGTGTCGTGGTTAATGTTTCATTTGTGATCTGACCTTCTTTGATCTGTTCTTTAATCATTGCCTGAACAGCGTATGGCATGTGCCACAATTTGATAACGTTGCCATCATCAGATTCAGGGATCTCAATTGGGGTTTCAAGAACAATCACAGATGCAAGTGCATAGTCTTTAGCAAACCAACGCTTGGCTTCTGCTTTATCTTCGTCCAACAGGTCAAAACCTTTAGAACAAATCGGGCAGTCACCAGCACCAGCTTTGTAAGGACAACGAATGGCTTGAATGCCTTTTACCTTTAAATTCGGGCCATGTAGAGAGTAGTTAGCCCATGGCTCACCGTTCACATCTGGAACAATAAGAACCTTAAGTTTATCACCTGTCTTCATGTTGTAATATGGTAGGATTCGTGGGTCTTTACCGCCAGCATCTTCTTTCTGAACAGATTCTTTGAGGTCTTTTTTCACATTGAATTTCATATTTAATATTCCTTCTACTTTAAAATAAAGTGTTAATAATTAACGTCTGCTATCTTACAGACTGAGATTATTTAGTCAAGCTCTGGTGGAACCATTACTGTGACTGGAGACATCAGAAATAAGGCAATGCCTTGCTCTGAGACGTAGAATTCTGCCACACCGTCAGAATGATTGTCAACACATTGTTTCATGACTTTCTGAAACGCTGGAACATTCCACTGGAAGTTGTCAAATGTGATCATATCAGCACCGACTTCAATGGTGTCGTTAAATGAGTCATCTTCACCGTCAAAGATAGTAACCTTCAATTCTTCATCACTACTTGACATGCGAATTCTACGTTTTACTTTATCACCCGTCATCGACACAGCATTAATTGCTTTTGAAAGATACTCAGTGTACTCTTTGTCGAACTGCACTGGGTCTCCCTCAACGTCCATATCAGGCATAAACTGTGGTACTGGTAGTTTAAGTGCCAGATGGTAAGTAATCTTTCTACGGCCTTGTTTGATAGTGATTGAACGGTTTACAGATTTGTCTCCATTACCGTTGTCTTCAAACGTGACCGAGGCTTTACTGGTGTCAAAAAGGCGAAGACGAGACAATAATGCATTGATGTTCTGAATGTTGATTGGGTATTCAGAAAACTCATCTTCAATAACATCAAACACAAGCACATTGTTATTTGTACCCGAACCTGACACCAACGTCCCCTCTCCGTCTTCTGCTGGAGCAATCTTAACACACTCTACCCCAACAGAGGATAACACACTAAGTAAACTTTCTAGTGTTTGGATATTCATAGACAAATCATTCCTCTTTTTCTATTGAAACATACTCGATACGAGTCTCTTCATTTTCCATCAACTCCAACATCTTCTCCATGAAGTCAATAAAAGCAACACCTGACTGCCATACTACAGGCTGGTCATCATCAATGAAGTCAAATGATGTACCAACAAGTACACAACCTTCAGTGTCTGATACGTAGTTCCCAACATGGAACATGATATAAGAGCGATTTTCAACATCCTGAATTTCGAAACCTTTCTTATATTTTCCTTTTGAGGTTCTTTCAACAACCTCAGACTCACGATAACCCAAAGGATATAACCCTTCTGGTACACATGATATGAATGGGGTGTTATCTTTATCTGGACGTTCCAGACAAGCAAACTCCATTTCGCTTCCATCAGGGAAGACAGTACGAGTATGTACACCTTTATCGTAATAGGTTCGATACATTTTCAGTATCTTATGCTCTGGGACATTATCTTGGTTACTCATTTCTTTCACCCTTTGTTCTGGTGTCTCTTGAGAAAAAAGAGACATAATAAAATTAAACAATTCTTTCATGTTACACCGCCATTGGTAAGTCTTTTCTACCCCAGTTAAACACATATTCGTATTTGTCAGAAGTAAATTCAATATCACTATACTCCAAACTTAAAACATCATCAAGTGTGTTTAAATCTTTATTGATAACAAAATGTTGTGTTGGGTAATTTTCTGCCATCTCAAGAATGTCTGGGAGTGCGAGTATCTTAGCATGATGCAAATGGTTCTTATAGATGTGAAAGTCTGCTGCATTTGTGTATACAGTACCAGCAATCATTCCTGTTGCCTTTGCCATGATTGCTAAGAAGAACGAAGCAAAAACTACATTCGTTGGGTTTCCTAACAAAACATCATTGGATCTGATAGTCTGAACCAAGTTAACAACGTTGCCAACAGGACTATTCTCAACAACGAAATTGTAAGAATAGTGGCAAGGTTCCAATGCCATATCTTTAAAATCTGCTGGGTTCCAGAATGAAATTAGATGTCTTCTTCCTACTGGGTTTGAACAGAGACCATCAAACACATTTTTCAACTGGTCTACTCCATTGAAGTTTCTCATCTGGTAGCCATAAGCTTTGCCAATGGTGTTTTCTTTAATGTGATGCTTGCCAATCGAATCCAAATATTCTCTACTTGAATTACCATCCCATATGTGAATGTTTTTATCTTGAAGATCTTTGACATCAGTAGAACCACGAAGCATCCACATTAGCTCTTCAAATGCAATTCTTGCAGAAATCTTTCTGAGTCGAAGAAGTGGTAAGTTATACTCATCACCAAAAGGTGAACCAATTTTGTTTTCAAAACTATGATTCACCACTTTCTTGTTACCAACCCCCGTTCTATCATCAGAATTTGAACCTGTACGTAATACACGGTTCAGAGAGTCGCTAAACTGTTTATCAAAACTGTCACTCATATTAAAACTTCCTTCTATAATCCGTAATGATTAATTTCTAAATTGTCTGAAGAGTAAATGGTTTCAAATTTCCTGTTCGACCTTGAAACCATCATGCCAGATTCCGCATCACCAATATTAACTTCTTTGGTTTCTCCTTCGATTTCTGTTTTAAATACGGTATTGGTTACTGATGTATACAATCCACCAAACGCATGATAAACAGAACGACCACCCAAAACTAAAATGTTTTCTACATTCCATTTTATTGCAAGCGAGGTAGCGAAATCAGACAGTTCATCACCATTTTCATATCGTATTTCTCGTTGTTCCAAACCATTAGCTGTTTCTTTTCTGGTAACGAACGTCGCACCGTTTTTATTTGATGTAATAACAAAACGAAATCTGTCAAGAAGTTTACCCATCTGTTTATAGGTTTCTTCCCCTACCACCGCAATAGACTTCTCTGAATAGTCGGATATTGTTGATCTTAGAAAATTTCCATCAAGATTTCTTG